ATAGAGACTATAACACCTTTAGGATTAATTGTCAAGTCCAATTTTAGATAAAATGGTTTTCATATTATTTAAAATATCTGTTGTAATACTTTTACCTTTATCCTTTAATTCCTTATTCTCAGAGGACTTTACTTCTTTAGCAGCTTCGATACCTGTAAGGCCAGGTGTGGAATTTACCTCAATAAAATATGGTTTTTCTTTTTCTCTATCTTTTGATGGAATAAAATCAACACCAACAATATCACCTTCAACCGCAGCTGCAGCTCGTAATGTTTCTTTTTCTTCTAGTTCAGTCAACTTAAACATTTCTGGAACTGAACCTTGAGATACATTACTTCTAAAGTCTCCATCAATTACAGGACGTTTCATCGAACCCATAATATTACCAGAAACTACAATAACTCTAACATCGTAAGTATTTTTAATATATTCCTGTAAAATAATATCTATATACTTATTGTCACGATAAAGAAGTTGAACAATACCATGTAACGCTTTTGCACTTTCTACCCACATAACACCAACGCCCTGAGAACCAACAGAGGTTTTAAGAATCATTGGATATTTATTATTTAATTTTTCTGCAGCATCATCTGCGCCCTCAGAATGTCGAATTAAATATGCTTTTGGTGTATTAATATTATGACGTTGAAACATCATTTGATTATACCACTTATCATTGCAAATTTCATTACACCTAACTGAATTAATAAGTTTGAATCCAGCGTGTTCAAGTGTTCGTGCCATTATCCACCAACTTGCACAACCATCTTTTGCATTGAGGCCTCTAACCATAATCAATGTGTCTTTTGGATTGATCTTAATAGGTTCTTCATATTTAGAATCGCTTTTCATGCTTGGTAATTGTGCTTTACCATCTTTATCTACAGGATAAGTATACAGAAGTTTATTATCATCTTCTGCATCTTCCATATAACAGCCCATCAATTCTACTAAGAAAACTTCTATACCTATTTCTTTAGCTTTATCTCTAATAAGTGGCCCAGTTTCATTAGGGTCTAAAGGATCATCATGAGATAGAATAACTAACCTGTATGGCTCTTCTTTTTGTTCTGTGATAAAGGACTTGAAGTGTTCCATTATGCCTCTTTCTTTTTACCAATATTATACTTAGTCTCTAATGTCCACTCATTTTTCTCACGAAAGGACAAGACCTTAATCTGGCTGAGAGGTGCAACATTAGATGCATCACCCATAATAGAAATCAAACCCCAATCTTTCAATAGGTTTGAAATAGTGTTTCTACGTGCAATATCATTTTCACTTAGATTAGTTTGTTTTCCGTCTAAAGCAAACAACTCTTTAAAGTGAACTATGTAATACTTACCTTGTTTATGAAGGATATGACATGACTGATATAGCTTTCGTTCTTTTCTACTCGCAACACCAATTCGTGATAGTGTCTCACGAACTTTTAAGAAATCGTCAGGTTCTTTTAACCCAACTTCTAACATATGCTCCTGTGTCCAATTAACTTCTTCCATTTTGTTTTCCACCTTTATTTAATTTTTGTTTTATGGTGGCGATTTGGTCATCATTTAGTATAGTAAGAGCTACCTTTGCTTTCTCGTTATTGTATCCATAAAACTCTTTAACATACTCTATATCTTCTAACTTTTTCGCCTTCACCCAAGGTGTAAATCTTTTCCTTGGACGTAAACTATTTATTAAAAAATCAAACTGAAGTTTTTTGTCTATACTAGGATATTGGTTAATTTCGTTAAGTAATAGGATAGTGTCTGGAAATGGAGCTAGACACTTGTTTACGATGAATGGTGGATACTTTCTTTCCCACTCCTCATCCTCTGTATCCATTAACTTTTCTTTTGTATGGTTTATAGCATTAAGATAGTCTTTTAATTCATACATTAATCTCTAAACCCTTCACCTTTACGGAAGTGATTTAAACGATGCCGGAATATTGCCCAACATAATACAAAAAAACTATCTGCTGTATACGTTCCATTCTTTACTTTTAATTTATACATCGTATGCTTCTTCCCAAGTCATAATATTATTTTCTGACATATCATCTTGATTTGCTTGTTCTAACATGATTAAGTCTTGTCTCAGTTTGTCAGATTTAATGTTCCATATATTTTCATTTCTAGGTTTATCTAGTATGCAAAACCAGTATGCAATTTCTTCAGCCTTATCACCTATCAAGTTTTTAACAACTTGACGATTCTCTATCAAACCATCATCTGGCATGAAGTATACAGTTCCATATACAGAATGAAATAGACCAGCATCTTGTAGATACTGTGGAGCACCCATATCCTTTAACTTTTCACTGGTTCCTATTAGATGTTCTAGTAGTGTTGCACCACTATGTTCAATTTTATCAGAACCTATGCTTTTAAGAAAATCAATTTTCTTTGTAAAAGTCAAGTCTTTCACGATTTGCATCCTTTACATTACACTTAAAAACAACTACATTTCTAAGTTCATAACACTCTCTAGATACAGGCATAGCTTTATGTTTTAGATATGCATCAAACACCACTAATCTATTACCCTTGTATGGAACTAGTTGTCCGTCAATCAAAGTTCCACCACCCCATGCATCACTTTTCCAATCAAGTCTTGGATAATAGATCATAGTGAAATCCCCATCATCTGTATGCATATGTGGTTCTAAACCATGCGTGTGAGCATTACAATAAATTCTTACATAATCCTCTACCATATATTTGTCTTTAAAACCAAGCTTGATTTTGAAAAGATCAAACATCTCATCAGCCCAATCATATCCAGCAGTATCACATTCTTCTTTGTTATGACCGCACAAAATATGCCAGTGTTTATTTACTTCTTTTGGATTTGAATGATAATCATATTTCCAAAGAAGTTGTTTCATATTATCATCTAATATGATAGCATTATGCTCCTCAAAAACATCATCATATATGTCTACAACTTTACTCATTTAAACTTACCTCTTGCCATAATCTCTGTTAAACAAGCAAGAAGATTTATTTCATGATCAGCAGCAAACGCTGCTTTATGTTGATACTCAGCCAATATACAGACAACGTGAGGTATAGAACTATGATCAAGAAAAGTATAAAGGTTATCGTAAATACTACGGAAAAGCCGTACAGAATCCATATCAAGATTATTAACAACCCATCTACGAACATTTGTGAACTCCTTTTCTTTCATGAACTTCATGACTTCTTTAATATTTATCTCTGCCATATCAACTAGAATACCAGCATCAATTTTACCAGAAATAGAATACCTTTGCAGTTCGTTTAGAATACGCCTCCAATCTGGAAAGTGTCTTTGAATTACCTCAATAAGAACTTTCTTATCATACTCTACATTCTCATTCTGTAAAATAAACTCCACACGTTTCATGAAGTCCATAGCAAGATTTGGTTTTTCAGACTTTGGAATTGTAAAATCAATCACACTACAACGAGAGTGTAATGGTTCAATTAAACGATTCTTGTAGTTACAAGTCATGATAAATCCACAGTTCTTATGAAACTCTTCCATAAACCCACGAAGGGCTGGTTGAGTAGATTGTGGATTTAGATAATCTGCCTCATCAAGAATCAGATACTTTCTACCACCTTCAAGTGATACTGTAGAAGCAAAGTTTTTAATCTTGGTTCGGAGAACGTCAATACCAGACTCCTCTGAACCATTGACCATCATAGATGTTGCACCAATTTCATCTAGTACAGCCTTTGCGATAGTTGTTTTACCAACGCCTGGCCCACCAGATAAAATTACATTTGGAACATTACCAACTTCTATAAATTCCTTAAAGGTATTTTTTAGAGACTGTGGTAGAATACAATCATCAACAGTTTTAGGGCGATACTGTTCGACCCATAAAAATGTATCCATGATTAATTACCATAAGACGACTCAGGTTCTAGGGCAATAAAATATTCAATATCAAAGTTAGAGTTTTTGAAGTAACTGATTTTCTTTGCAGAAACTTGAACGTCATAACTGCCTGGCAGTAGTTTAAGATTTTCTACTTTAAACCAGAACTTATATTTCTCTGCTTCATCATTACTCTGAACAACTTGAGTAGAGTAACTATTCGCAGTATCATTCTTTTTATCTGTGACACGAAGTTCACCA